GTCCACCTCAAAATATGAATGTTCGTCTGCAACTTACAACAGACGATGGAATGGTATACGGATTAAATACAAATGTAGATGGAGAATCATCAAGAGGGCAAGGTCCTGATATCGGTTCTAGTATATATGCAAAGATAAAAACTGGAATATTCGGAGCAAACTGGGATCAAGCTCCTACAACGCATACAGCACAAAATGTATGGACATTAACTGGTGGAGGCCCCAACTATATTGTTGGATTTTGGCAAGAAACAGGAGGATACTCTATGAGTAAAATCTTATATTCAGACGCAACTACAAATTCAGCATTTCAAGAAATTCCCTCCAACTGGTTAACTCTTACACAAGAACCAGACGCTCCTATGCTTTCTTGGGAAGGATCTACATCTGTCAGGACTGGTGCCATGTACTTTTCCGAAAGGAGGTTTCCATCTGTTATGGCAATGAATGTATCATCTCCTGCACGTATTGTCGATATGTCGAACGCAACAAACTGTCCTTTTAGCGCAGGTGTCAGCCTTGTAAACAACGGAAATGGATTCGCCGCCCTAAAACATGTATTGGCCATGAATTCATGGCGTACATTTACAATATTCTTCACATCAGGAACAAATGCGCTATCTGGTGCTCCAGCAGCATGTGGCACCTATGGATACCCAACTCCAGACAAACACTTTCGCCTCTATCAACCAAGTGAATGCGATGCCATGGGTGGCTGGTTTAATTCTGGAAATGGAACTTGCTGGAAAGTTCCTGGATACGATGGTCCTGGAGGAAATTGGAGCTATGACTGTCAGCCACTGAACAATAGCCCTCCTCCCATAGTTGCTACATTGGGTCCTTTAACAATCACTACTTCAGGAAATTCTATAGCCATTGGCTGGAATAGTCCTACATTGAACGTATCCCATTCCTTTCCAGGTGCTGTTGTACCAGATAATACAACGGTTAGTTATGTAACTGTAAATATGAGAAGCCAGATGAAAAATCAATACCCTAATACACTATCCGTTTGTGCTGGCACAATCGACCAATGGACAAGTGGAACTATTACAAAGGGCAGTATTAAGACATTTACAACAACTGGAAATCAGCCATTGTACAATCCAACGGACGGATCCCATTTAACTCTTGGAGATGCCAATGCACAGAATTCTGCAAATATTACAGTTGGAGCAATACGTCTATTCGATTATGAATTGGATATGAATGACTATGCACGTGATATTGCCAATACTTGGCTAATGAGTTATTTTAACGGAAACGAATAAGATTACTGGCATTTGCATACATCACAACGTCTATTTGGTTCATAGACTGGACATGTAGCAATTGAATATACATATGTAATATGGGATGGATATTCTGATCTATACTTCTGTAGAGAAAGTGTAATTTCTTCTACAGAACGTCGCGTACAAGTTGTTACCACAACGGATGATTTTCCTGACGGAAGTTGCGCCTCAATACAATGAAACCAGGTTTGAAGAGGTTTACGCTGTAAGTATTTTATAAGAGACATTTCTATTTATTCTTTTGTATAAGGCTTTATACTTGGTTTTCCAGTAGCTGGATTGATTACTTGCTCATAGATAGGTGTTGCGTATAGAATATCTGTTTGTTTATACCAAAAGGTTCGTCCTGTTTTAGGATCCTTTGTTACGTGAAATGTTTCTCCTGTTTTGGGATTTTTTTGTACTTTTACTTCTCTTAGTTGTTGTTTCGGTTGCTGTGTTTGTTGTTGCGTTGGTTCTTGTGTTTGTTGGGATGGTTGTTGTTGTGTTTGTTGAGGCGGTTCAGATCCCCTACAAAAAGAAAAATCACTTAGTGTATATGTAGAATCCGTCATAATAACGTCTTCATTCAATCGTGGATCATATAAGAAATCATCTATAGATCCTTTTGTTTCAAGAAAACAGCCTATTGTTGATTCATTATCCGCTTCATTCAATTTACAATCAACTGCGGCAGCTTTCATATGACATAAGAAATCAGAACTCACTTTTTCCTTTGTATCCGCAAGAAGTAAAATGTGTTGATCCGATGTTTTCGAATCATCCATTGTAATAAGGGTCTGATCAATTTGTAGATTTTTTGGAAATACTGAAATATACGTAAATACTTCTACCACACGCTCATTTTTACTAGGGTCTTCATCGTAGGGTAAATCTGCGTGACTACAAATACGTACCGCACGCCCTTTTACTTGATCTGTACGCACTTTATTCCAATATGGTTCCATAATATGGACTGAGCGTACATTGCGCAAAGAAAGTCCCTCTGCTCCTGCAGCAGTAATCATAAATACACGACAGACTTCGCCGTGTAAATTCCGTGTCATTCGTATCTGACTTGCTTCCAATATTTCTGCTATCTTCGTAGGCAACTTATCAATACGCATATTAAATAAATTAATAAGTGTTTGTCGTACACGCAATGATTCACCACCACTGTATAAAATATACCGTGGCTGCTCTGGATTTGTCTGAATACTCTTTACAGTCTCGTCATCAAGTCGTAAATCTTGATCCGAGCCAACAAGCTTGATAGGGGCATACCCATTTACATCCAATGCCATCGAAAATACACCAATACCTTCTACAGTTTTGAATACGCTGTATACTAGACTCGACCCAGCACTTGCTTGAATATTTGTTAGAATTTTTGCGAATTTTCCAGAATAGGTTTTTAACTGACTTTCTGGTGGATTTGCTGAATCCATAGTAAACAAGGTAGATTTTTTCTGATTGAGTTCCTGTATTGCTTCCGCAAGACGTTCCTTATAGGGTTTTACATAGACGGTTGGTGAATCCAAGGATGTTTCATCATCTTCTTTTGGTTCTTCTGATTGCGCCGTTTCCAATGCTTGTACACCTGCTGTATCTACAGCCAAATCTGTAACAGTATCTCCAACTACTGGTAGTTCTGTCCCAATTGCCGCTTCTAAATCTTCCTTTTTTCCAGGAAAAGGTCGTTCAATTCCTTTTGGAAATGCAAAATTACAAGTGGCACGACTACGAAATCGATACGAAGATGATTCTTTTTCTTCCAATCCAACTGCCTCATCATATGCCGCCTTTTTCTTTGGCTTTTCCGCCAATTCTTTCAGACGAGACTTTGAATATGCTCCAAGACCGACTTCACTGAAAGGACACTCCACAATTGTATCACTCACGATTTTAGGCATAAGTTCTTCCTTGGATCCTTTATAATAGGATACAAGGCCTGAAAAACGTTTCACAAATGTAAGGGAGTTTTTCACTTTCAAGTCTTGCTTATTTACGAAAAGATCTGTAAATTCATCGACAGTAGGAGGAAATAAAGGAAGTGCTTGGAATGTTGGTTTGTTTCGTAGGAGTATTTTTTCAGATGCCAATCGTTCTACAAGATCAAAATGTAGTTCTTGAATCGTACGTGGGCTTGCTTGTTCGACTCCCACATATCGTATTCCTTGTATTGTTTTAGAAGTTTCATCTAGTATTTTTACATATCCCTCATCTAACATCGTATAAAATAGTGTAGAAAATCCCGTTTCCTTTTCAATTGTATGATAGTTTACACGCGGATGAGTTTCTAAGAGTAGTTTAACACGATTGAGTGATTCTTCATTCGTAGTCTCTAAAGTATCTTGCGCAGAAGAAAAATATCCATGAAGAATATTTCCAAGAATTCCAATTTCAGTAGGCTGATTTACAATAGGAGTTCCTGAAAGAGCAATGATTTTACTATTCTTGGCTTTTGTAAGAAGCATATATAATAAAAAGGCACGAGAATAGTCATCTTGTTTGAATTTAGGAACCCACGTATCGACAGTAACAGGTTCATGGTATTTTAGCGTCTTTCCTTCCTTTGGAACACGAAGCGATGTTTCCAGTTTTCCAGTAATAAGACGTGTAATATTATGTACTTCGTCAATAATAATTACAGCATTATCAAAAAATGTAGGGTTTGTCGTTGCTATTTGGTACATTTGTTTTACAGTAAATCCAGTATAACCGATAAATGTATATTTTGTATCTAAGATAGAATACAATTGTTCACGAATTGCAGATCGTTCCCAGTCTTGTAGGTCTTCAAAGTTTGATTCTGATTCAGGTTTACTTAAATCGGGTACCCATAGTACTTGTTTTTCTGGGGATCGTTTACTAATAGATGCTATAAGACTGTCGGACAAATTCAATACTTGTTTCGCAAATAATTTTGTAGGTTCATCTTTTAAGGGGATAGAAACCCATGTATTTTTAATTCTATAATGACGAAAGCCACAAAACATCATCTCATTCAAAAAATTTTCTTTGAGAGAAATGGGTGTCATAACAATGATTTTCTTATCCGCTTGGCCATAGAGTGCTTCGGATGCAGCAATCGAAGTACATGTTTTTCCTGAACCAAGACCGTGGTAGACTAATATGCCGCGATAGGGGCTTCCTTGACGCATAAATTCACGAATAAATGCTTGGTATTTGTATGTTTGTAATTCCATTTCATTGCACGCATTTGGATTAATTTTTTTATTTATGACTTGAGGCAGTGCAAAGGTTGAGGAATAATACGTTGCCATATATCGTGTAAACCCTTTGCGATCTTGGGGGTAATAGGAAGAAGCTTCCTCCAACTTGTACGGGTCGGTTGATTCGTCCAAGTCTATCAATTCTTCAAATGTATCCAATTTGGGAACCACTACTGGAGGCAATAGACTGGCTACCTGGTTGTCGGTGTTGGATGGTTCTTCTTGGATAGGTGGTTGGATGGTTGGTTCGAGGGCTGGAGGGAGTGGTTGGATGGTTGGTTTGACGATTGGAAGTGGTGGTTGGATGGTTGGTTTGACGATTGGAAGTGGTGGTTGGAACAAGGAAGATACAGGTTTTGGTTTATTGGATCGAACTGTTGTGTTGGGTCGAATTACTGGAGTGCGACTGGAGGGTTGTATGGAGGATTGTTTGCGTGTTTGTCCAAACATGGTGGGTGCTTTGGTAGGAGGTGGAGCTGTTCCAGAATAGGGTTGTGAAACTGCTGATTCTGTTACAGTTGCTAATATTTCAGGAAGGGGATCTTCGGGACCACTTTTTGTTTTTGTCGTTTTCAATTTGAGACCTTTTAATACTGGTTTCGTAACCTCGTGTTTCGTGGCCTCAGGTTTCGTGGCCTCAGGTTTCGTGGCCTCAGGTTTCGTGGCCTCAGGTTTCGTGGCCTCAGGTTTCGTGGCCTCAGGTTTTGTGGTCTCCTTATCCGACATCTATTAGGAACATAGATACTAGTTCCCTAGAATCTATACCGCGTACTGTTTTTCCAATACTTCAAGAGCCAATCGCGATGCTTCTTGTTCCGCAACCTTCTTGTTTCGAGCTGTATACGTTGCTACAACCGAACCATCTACTGCAAGAACTCCCATGGTAAATACACGGTCATGTGGAGGTCCTACGACTTCCACTTCCTTATACTTGGGAGGCTGATGCCATCGACTTTGATAGAATCGTAAGAGCTGATCTTTGAAGTTATTATCTTCATTAATCAATTCTGTAAAGTCTATATACTTATCTATAATATGAATTAACCATTTTTGACACGTTTCAAACCCCCTTCCCTTTTCCCCTTCATGGAAATACAAGGCTCCAATCCATGCTTCTAACATAGACCCAAGCATCCGCAAATTATTTCGTCCATTGCATACTTCTTCCACATGACGACTAATAATCATCCATTGTCCCAATCCCATCTTCCGTGCAATCTCGCCAAGTGTCTTGTTATTTACAATACGCGTTTTGAGTTTTGTCATAAATCCTTCTCCAAGTCCAGGATACCGTTGAAAGACATACAGTGCCACAATATTTCCTAAAATAGAATCCCCTACAAATTCCATTTCTTCATTGTCTGCTTCTTTTAACTCCATACACTCTTCAGGTCGAGGAGCAATCTCCATTTGTTCATTCGAAGCTGCCGCTTGTTCCGCCCATTCTTCAGGTCGATTTACGTAAGATTTATGAACACATGCTTGTTGAAATAGCTGTGGATTAGTAAGTGTTCCGCGCCATCCATATGATCGCAAGATACGTAGAATAGTATCTTGCGAGATATCCTTATTTAAGGTATTCCAAGGGTTGAAGATTTTTGACTCAGTTTGTAGATTTGACATTCTATAGTATTAGAGCTTACATTGTTTAGGTCAAATTTTTTAATCACCCGAGTGCGGATCCTTGTATGTAGTTTCTTGATCCTAAATAGAATGGCTGACTCTGAAGGGAAAAAGGGTGTTTCGTTTCCTGGAAATACTCCAGAAGCCGAAAAACCTCCTCCAAGCTCGGTAAAGAAAATTCCTGAAAAGGAGAATACTACAACCATCAATACAACTCCTGCGACTGAAAAAACCGAAGCTAGACCACCCCCTACCAAATCTTCTTTAAAAGCATCGACGCCTACCAACCCTTCTTTAAAAGGATTAACGCCTTCTGAACTAACCTTACCATCTTCTTCTACAGAAAAGGAACAGCCCTGTAAACGAACCGCTACACAAACAAATACAACACCAGAAGAAGAACGTGTCGAAGAAGAACCTTCTAACGTATCTTCTGAAGAAGGCGAGCCAAATACAAACGATAGGGGTCTCAATACTCTAGAAACTCCAGAAGGGGATCAAGAACCTTTGGAACCAGCGGAGAAACAACCAGCACAATCTTCTACTGCTACCCAATCAGCCCAGTCCTCTGCACAAGGGAAATCATTTTTAGGCGATCCAACGCTACCCCATTTATTACGTATTGGAATTGATCAAAACTCTGAATATATTGAGTTAAAAGCAGGGGTTATTCAAAGTCATTCAAATTTCAATGTACATACAATTGGTTCTGGTGCTGTAGAACTTCGAACTAAATATGGAATTACAGAATCAAATGGGTATAGGGCAATGCAGCGAGCCTTTGGTGTAAAGAATCAAGGAGGTAAACCTCCCTTGCTGGACTATATTAAAAAGCAGTGCCAATTTGTCGGCTTTGATCTTGTTCGAGAGGCGTTGCGGAAACGAATTGAAACGCTCGGTGAAAGTTCAAAACTAAAGGGAAATACCATTCAAGCAAGAAATGAAAAACATCGAATTACAATACTCCAAGGATTGTTGGATCAAATGAATGTGATGCCGTCTGTTCCATGCCCTACCTCTACACCTAGTGTTGCTCCTCCTACAACTACTACATCACCGTGTATAGGAGATATTAGTTTATTACGTGACCTTGTCTATTTAGTCGTAATGCTTCAGGGTATAGCAAGTCCTGAAGTAAAAAAACAACTTCAAACAATTCCAATCAAAAGTCTTCTTCGTGCTGCTGAAAAAAACAATGTTCAACAATCGAAGCTTCTTATCAAACAATTAATGAAAGTCTTGGAGGAATTGTTATCAAAGGATACGTCCTCAAATACCGATGATTCGTTAAAGAAAATCTACAGTGCCCTGAAACCTGGTACTCCACTTCCAGAAACTATAACTGTTGATTTAATTCTTCTTGAGATTGGAAGGCTTATGTCGAATATTACATCATTAAAACAAGAACAGGATTCTCTTAGTGCTATTCTTAAAAAATTATCTGATAGTCTTGATAAAAAGCATGAAGAGTTATTGAAAGCTATCAAGGATATGGAAAATCTTCTATCGATTCAGTCCTCGAATGACTCAGATGCCGTAAAAAAGCTTCGTATAGAATTAAATATTGCACTGGGAAAGCTAGCTGGAGCAAACGCAAAGTACGAAGATGCCTTAAAGAAACTAAAAGATTCTGAGAAGCAAACCGCTGACGAGAAACAGTCAAGGAATGATGCAGAACGTTCTCTTGAAGATGCTAGACGTATTTTAGAGGAAGCTAAACAACACGTACAGGATCTTGAAGATGAACTAAAAAGGCTTCGTGACTCGTATAATGAGACCGATGAAGAAATACAAGGGTTACTTACAACGATACAAGGACATAAAGATACATTTACTATGCTTGATGGAAAATTAAAGAAAGATTTGGATGATAAAGAAAAAACAATTAAAGAACTACAAGACAAGTTGGATGAATTGATGAAGAAACTCGAAAAAGGATCCGTAAATAAAAAGGCTGTCAATTTACAAATAAAGAAACTAACTGGAAATATTGCTACATTAAGAAAAGACAAAGAAACTCTGAACGATGATTCGAAAGCTATTCGTGAAGAACTTACTAAAACAATAAAGGGGTTGGATACACAAGTGAAAGAGTTACAAGCATCCATTGCTGCTAAACCAAAGACTAGTAATAGTAGCACTAGTACCGATGAAGGTAGCACTAGCACTGGTGAAAGTGCCACAACACAGACAAATAATTCTGATATATTTGATCTATTAAAACAACAAATGAAACAAGCACAAGACGATATAACTCGTTTGGAAGAAGAAGCAAATCGCCTACAAGATGAATATAATAAGACCGAGGAAGAATATACTGCAGTCACACTTAAGTTACAAGGCGAATTAGATAAATGTAGTAGTGATAATAAAGGCCTTCTTGCACAAATAAAAAAACTAGAACAAGAAATACGCGACCTCACAACCGAGGTAGAAACTCTAAGAGCAAGTTCTAAGAAATCTTCTTCTGAGCTCACAGAAGAGCTTACAAAGGCAAGAGTAGATCTTGCAACACTCCAAGGTGAATCATCTGATACTTCTACCCTGATTGCCACACTTCGAGCTCAATTAGAAAAAGCCCAAAAAGATTTGGAAGCTGTTCGAAAAGCACTTGAGGACTATACAGGTACAGATGACACAGAGCGTGCAGCTCTCGAGTCAAAATTAAAAGAGGCAGAGGCAAATGTAGAATCTCTTACAAAACAACTAGAAGAAAAAGAATCAACTGGCACAGCAAGCTCGGAATCCTTTACAAAAGAGAAAGAAGCACTTTTGGCAAAGATAGCAGCATTAGAAAGTGAATTAGCTACTCTGAAAGCATCATCAAGTGCCGATTTAACTAACAGAAATAGTATGGTTCTTGATCTTAAAAAACAATTAGAAAAAGCCCAAACCGATTTGGAGGCTGTTCGAAAGGCACTTGAGGAGTATAGAGGTACTGACTCTGGAAAGCGCGCCGAACTTGAAGAAGAATTAAAGGCAGCAAAAGCAAAAGTAGAAACTCTTACTGGAGATTTGAATGCGGCAAGAGCAGCGCTTACCAAACAATCCGATGATACTACTGCACAATCTAATATAATTACAACAAAAGATGGTATTATTCAATCACTAAAAGCTGAATTGGAGAAGGCTCATGTAAATACAAAGTCTAAAACGGAAGATTTTGATAAACGCATACAAGAATTACAAGACAGATTGAAACAAGCAGAAGAAGATAAATTGGCATCTACTACATCCAGTTCTACAACTCTTGAGAGTAAAGAAGCAGAATTAGCCTCCCTACGATCAAAGCTTGCCGAAGCAACTAAAGCGAAAGAAACTGCTGAAGCAAATGTAAAAACTCTCGAGGCAAACTTAGCAACTACTACAACCGATAGAGATAGACTCCAAACGGAATTGGATGAAGCAAATGAAAAACTACGTAATGCTACAAAACAAGCGGCTGATATAAGGGCAAAGATTGCTAGTATAGAGAATGATGTTAAGGCTATGAAAAATCAGACTAATAAGAATACACAGGCTAGTAAAGCATCTACTAACACCTTTACAAAGGAAATTGAAGCATTGAAGAAACAACTTGCTGAAGAAAAGGAAAAACGTACTAGCCTCCAAACTGAATATGACGCATTGGCAGCACAACTTGCCGCAATGAAAGTAAGCTTGGAAACGTCTTCCACTGAAAAAGGTACAAAGAAAGCTGAAATAGATCGATTGACTGCTCTTTTGGTAGAAAAAGAAGAGACTATAGAAGAACAGAAGACTCGAATCGCCGCTCTAGAAGCTCAGTTACTTACTGCAAAAGAAGGAATGTCTTCTGCTGTTACAAGCTTACAAGAGCAATTACAGAAAAAAAATACAGCATATAAATCCGATCTTGCATCACTAACTGACCAGAAAGATGCTACGATACGCGACTTGAGAGCAGAACTTAAATCACTTCAAGACGCAAGAACTGCAAATACACTAGCACACGAAACCGCTTTGAATACATTGCGCAAGTCTCTTGCAGCCGCCGAATCAACAGTCACAAAACAAAAAGTAACAATCGATGAACAAATGGAAGAAATAGCGCGACTCAAAGCAAAAGCTACGGAATTAGAATCCAATACAAAACTACAAGTGGAAACAGCAGTAAGCGATACAAAAAAACGTCTTCAAAATCTACTCAGTTGGATTTTAATCGACCCCTCTTTACAAGAGAAGGCCGCAGATTTTGTTACAAAAGGTACAATAGATGAAGCAGAAGCAAAACAATTGTTTACAGCCGATTTATGTGACTTTTTCAGTTATTTAAGCAATCTAACAACTGTACAAGTCCAATTATTAACACCCATCTTTGCCAAGTTTGGAAATAACAGAGCTACTATATCAAAGGATATATTCGAGTCCTACCTAGATCCTGGTATGCCCAAAGTCGATTCTACACCAGACGAGCAGTTTGCGTTATTTAAAGAAATTGGGGACATATTCCAGAAATTTTTCCTATGGCTTTCCGCTAAAACGCCAAAACCCGAATCACTATCTGGAACACCTTACCCACTCCTTACAAAAGTACTAACAAACTATAAAATAAATGAGCCTACTAAATTGGGTGTAGTTATGAAGACTGTAGTAAGTATTGAGTTGAAATCAACTGGAGATTTGGCTAGTTATGTAATTGAACCATTAGGAATTCGAGCTAATACATTGAAATTTGAATCTGCAGATAAAAAGACAGATACAGATGCTAGCAATCAAAAAATACCCATGACTATTCTTGCTATCAAATTCATACAATTATTAAATCAAGTACTTCAAACAAAATATAAACTACGAGAACGTTGCGAGACCTCATTTCCTTCAAAATAAAGACTAGAAACGATTAGATGCAACACGGGGGCACAAACGATTTACTTCATCGAGTAAAATATAGTTTCTATGGAACCTTACTCTATATACTTATCTCGAGCCCAATTACATTCTCCTTTACACAATCCATATTCCAAGGATCATTGCATATCATACAGAACGGTATACCAACCCCTGTAGGATATCTCTTTCATAGCATAGTATTCTTTCTAATGTTCTCAGCCGTACTCTTATTTCCCAAAACGCTGTAAAGGAACTGGATATGTAACCCCATATACATGTTCAAACGCAAACTTCTCTGTCTCTTGATGTGCTTGCTTCTCCGGCTTTCCTTCTACTACCAAAGACGCCCATTTTGCCGCAGCAACCCTACAAATCGACTCATCCAACCCTGGATCCAATCCTGGATACGGTGTCCATGCCATCCACTTTCCTCCCAGAAAGATAGGCCAACTTTTACGAAGCATAGATATTCCTACTGTAGTATACTGGAACAATCTCTAAGCACTTTTCATACGTTTCTTTTCTCCTTGGCAAACAGAAACAACACTACAATGAAACCTGCTCTTCTTGGCCTCATCACTCTTACTTTTATAGCACTTGTTATTGTGTGCGCAGCCTATTACAGTGGTCCTAAACTCTACCAAGGATTCCTAAATCAAATGGTATCTGAAGGCGGAAATGCAATTGTAGGAGAAACAAATGCTCGTGGAACATTTACACTCTATTATGCCGACTGGTGCCCCCATTGTAAGACTATAAAACCCGTATTTCGAGATTTTATGGGAGATGGTCTTCTAACAGTGAATAATGCTCCTGTAAAAGTAAGAATGGTAGAAGAGAAACATATACAAAAAGGTGTAGACCCTGCTATACAAGGATACCCTACTCTTTTATACAGCGACTCTGCTGGAAAGACTGTAGAATTCAGTGGTCCACGCACCCCCGATGGGTTTATGGAATTTTTAAAGGGGACAGTTGTAGCATAAATACATAGGTAGACTAATATTCTATATATGTATTAGATATGGATCCTTCCAGAGTACCTGCGTTTCTTCGCCAAGGCGCTGTGGCCAAAAAGAATCGATCAAATAAACAACGAAACGCCAATCGTCGTCGTGGAAATGCCAATCGAGAACTTTCTCGAGTACTCAAAGAACGAGGCGTCAAAGCAACCTTAAAGGCACGTCACAATCTGCGAAAATGGAGATCCGAAGGAAAAAATAATGCTGCGTTTTTTGCTCAATATGAAGGGTCTAGACCGTCTGTCCCACCTGTACCATTCAATCCACCCACATTTGTACCTGCTCCTACTCCTGCCCCTGCTCCTGCTCCTAGAAAATTTGCCATGATTAATGCAAGGAAAACATTTAAAAATCGTCAATTGGCACAACGAGCTGCAAATATATCGCAATACAGAGTCTGGAAACAACAAAATCCAGAACTAGAAAATAATACATTCTTCAGCTCCAAACAGTTTAAACCCCCTGCCGAATCAACACGAAAACGTTGGATGAAGACTGGATACCTACAATCATCCAACATTCCATCGGTTGTTCCAACTGAGCCCAAAGTAGCACGCGTCCTATACCCCCTTCCATCTGAAGTGGAAGAATCTTCTGTACCAACAACACTGCGACCTATAGTAACTCGTAAGACAGGTCACGTAGAAGCTGGGAAAAAAGCAGCCACTTCCGAAAAAGGCCGCGCTTGGCTCGATGATGTACGACGTGCGAAAAATATTCTCGATAAAGTCCTTGCCGAAGCAGGTTCACCTTCCAAAGCAACTCAGATGGAAGCACGAAAAGCTGCTTCCGAACTACGAAAAGGAAATCCTGGTGCTATAAACACCATTGTTGCTCAAAAAACAAGTCGCGGTATCCAAACAAACGCATCTGTAGGAACAAGCATGAATAACGTAGATTAAGAAACACTGTTTCGTCTTATACAAATGGGCGCTTTAGGAAGACATAGAAACTCCAATGCAGCGTTTCGACCAATCGTTGAAAGACGTTTTCGTTCTTCTATAGATGCTTCAAACTTTGTACTAGGAAATTCCTGACATGGCAATACAATCGTACGATGTTTATATTTCTTTATTTGAGCCTGATACGTCGGCATATAGTAGCCCGAAAGTAAAAGAGAAAATAGACTCGACATATCTTTTACTTCTACTGGCAATGTGCTATGTTGAAATGTAAATCCAAGTGTATCTTCGATTTCTTCTTCTGACAACATACAGATCGGATAATTATCCAATACTCCTCCATCCAACAACAAGGTTTGTGTCTCTGGATGGCGAACTGGAATAAAATACATAGGAAGTGCCATAGAGGCATAGAGTGCTGATACAATTGGCATTGTTGGTGTTTTTTGAGCACTGAACTCTACCAATCGTAAATACTGAATATCTGATGCCCAAATACGAAACCCCTTTGCAGTTCCAGACTCCTGTAACTCTTGAAAGGTTGTCTCTGGACTAAATCCTTTATGATGTAAGATTTTTCTTATAAGCGTTTTTATAGAATCTCCTGAATTAATTCCGAATTGTTCAAATGATTCTAACATTGTTTCTAGTTCAAATGAATGCATTGTACTAAAATCAAATTCAAAGCAAAATCGTTCAATTACACGAAAGGAGTATCCTAATGCCAAAAGAAGTGCTACCAGACCCCCTGCCGATACACCACAGAACTCCCGAACATGATCCAATAGTTTCTTCTCTTGAAATACTTGAAGTGCTCCTAAATAACTCACTACACGAACTCCTCCTCCTGAAAATAAAAGTCGGCGCGGAGGAATGATGCGCATATCTACTACATCTGAAGAACTACCTTGTTAAGTAGGAGTTTGCTTTCAGCATGGCAGGATATATACCAAAACAAGACGTACCTGTATTGAAACCTAGCGAGTTATTTGATAAACGAAGACAACGAGATGGTGCTAAACTGAAATCGTATAATAAGATACTAGAACAAATTTACGGACGAATCAAAGCAAGCAGTCGTGATGGTGCCGATCCTTGGATTACCTATGTTGTTCCTCCATTTATATTGGGACTTCCAAAAATAGACTTGGAAGACTGTATTGTATATATTGTTTACATGCTACGATCACAAACTTACGAAGTTCGATACACGTATCCAAACTTGCTGTATATTAGCTGGAAACATCACGAAAAGGAATACATTCTAAGAGGATCTCCTATTATGAATGCCATGTTGGCCACACAAAGCAGTAAACCTCGAGGCGAATTACGAGGTCAAAGTGGATCCCGTGTTCGGTTTGCCGAAACCGTTGTAGTATCCCCTGATCCTGCTCCTTCCTTAGCCGCTCCTTACGGCTCCAATCCTCGTGCTCCAGCAGTCCAAAGAGCCGCACAGCCTACAGGACGAGCACCAGCTCGCTCCGTAACAGACTATCAACCACCCTCTGCCTTCCTAGATGCCATTGAACAACCCATGATCGAACCAAGAAAATCGGCTCTTGATGATTTCTTACATTTTTAATATGCTCTAAGTAATTTATATATCTCCTGTAGAAGCTATATACTAGTATGGCAGATATATATACACCCGATCTTATAACAAATGAGGATATGATTACTATGCTTACTGATCCAATCAATCATTCCTTTACAGATGCGTCGCTTGAGTATTTTAATGCCACCGTACTTCCAAAATTCGAAAGTTTCAGAGAAAAGTCTGAGGCGAATCATGTGATTGATCCAACATTGTATGACACTGTACATACAATAGGCGATATCCATTCTGATTTTCGAAAATTCCTACAAATTATTTCAGATCTCAACTTAATAACACTACCAGCTGGAGTAGATCTGTATAGTGATACCATATATGACCCACGTATCATATGTGATACGGTTTGGAATGTTGAAAGGACATTACTTGTACTAGTAGGTGATCTTATAGATGGTTCAAGAGGCCTTGTGCCTGACAGGGCAAGTGGTACAATGGTATTTGGTAAGGTAGTAAATGATCGAAATGGATCCTTTGAATTCCTTTTACATTGTTTTTTATATAATATGCGAATGAAGGCAAAAAATATGAACTCGGAACTAGTTTTTACACTTGGAAATCATGAAATGTTTTCTGTGTATCGAGAAACTACTGAACTTTATGCAATAGGTGCGGCAGTCAAGTATAAAAATTTATTTGACAAGTATTTGTATACATATGTTCATCCTACAACATGGACATTTCTTAATATACCTATAGACCCTACATATATTACAGATCCTATTAAATCGGTAGATCTAGCTGGAATAGATATAATAAAACAACAACGAACACGACGAAAAGAACTCTTAGATCCCTTCTATAAAAATTCCCCCTATATCATGCTATTTCTGGAAAATGATGCTGTAAAAGAAGCTGCATTTATTCATGGAGGATTTCATGATTTAACACTACCTTATATACCAGATACCAATTATTCCACAAGTGATTATTTACAAAGGCCAGGTGTTATTCAAATACAAGAGTCTTTAACTCTATCTAGAGACATAACTAATACATTTACCAATCCACAAACTTCTATTTGGCAAATGTTAAATAAGCGAGATTATATGGAAAAATCAGGATTTGGGACAGAATTATGTGATAAAACTAGAGACAGTAACTTTACATACAAAAAAATTATTGTAGGACATTGTCCAACAGGTATGTCAGCATTTAATGCATTGTATGGCAGTCCAGAACGTGAAGCTGAATGTGGTGCCAGAGGAACCACTGGATGTGTATTATCCGCATGTACAAATCCCAAAATTATATTTACGGATACAGGATTAAGTCAAGCATTTAGTATGACCTCTAATGAAAACAAACAGATAGAAGTATTAACCCTTACTAAAAACCCCAACTATAATCAACCTGGCAATAACCTTTTTATTGGTGGTAGGCGTAGAAAAACTAGAAAAGGTAGAAGTATGCAATCCTATGGTATGAACCTGGATAATAATACTGCTATAGTAATGAAACAGTATAATACCAAGACTAAAATTGACCAAAACAGTAAATTAGTCTCTAATAGCAGACTCACCACTATGATAAATTCACCTAGTGAGTATTACAATGTTTCAATTATAACAGTTCCAAAAGGAATTCGACCTGTACATATACAATCTTTAGAGGATACTACACCAATTGACTAT